ATACTAAAAATCGCACTAAAATAAAGCACCATTTTATAAATATTAGTGAAGAACAGAAATGTTGCGAAGTTGAACGCAATAAACATATTTTCAATTCAAAGGGAGTTATGTAAATCATGGCAACGTTAGTATCACCTGGAGTGTCGGTCACTGTAACTGATGAGTCCTTTTACATTCCAGCAGCCGCACCGACTGTACCTCTTATTTTCATTGCCACCGCAGATGAAAAGCTCCAACCAGACGGTGTGTCCGAAGCAGAAGGCACATACGAGTATGACGTCGTTCGTACTGTCACATCGATCGCACAAAGCGTTCAACTGTACGGCAATCCTCGTTTCCTCGAAGATGAAGGAACTGGGGCACAATTTCATGGCGATGCCCGAAATGAATATGGTCTGTTTGCACTAAACCAGTTTCTGGGGGTTGGGTCGCGTGCATATGTTGTCCGCGCGAACGTTAACTTAAATGATAATTTCGACGATATTCAAGATTACTGGGATCGTAAGATCCTTGAGTCCAAAGTAGTCCTCGAGAACTTGATTAACCAATTTATCAACGAGTATAACGAAGCAAATGGTTTAATTCCTTCCAGCCCAGGATACAAAATTACTGTTACTGGTTCCGAGTATGCTGCTCTCGCTGAAGAAGCGATGCCATGGATTGATTCCGTCACTGGACAGTTTAACTTCAAGAATATTCATGATGAATTCATGAATGACCAGACATTGGGCGGAACTGTTGATGGTCTTGACATCTACGGTAATGGTTTTAATCAAGTTCCTACTGGGTACTACCCAGGCTTGATTCGTGTTGCCAACTATATTAGCCTATATCCAACATACCCAGGTAGTGGTACGGTTGCTGGTGAGTTTACGGCTCAGGAAGGTGGTGACCTGCTCGTCGCTCTCGCAGATGATTTTAAATGGACCCGCGAGTTTCTGAACTTAACTAGCCTTGGTGCTAACGATGCTGCTCGTCGTGTTGCAATTACGACTGCATTACAAGCGCAGATTAACGCAGGTTCTGAAGCTGGACGTCAGTTGCGTTCTGAAACGTTTGACTATAACTTGATTCTTTGCCCAGGATATCCTGAGGTTGTTGACGAAATGTTAGCTCTCGCATCTGATATTCAGGAAGAGGCTCTAGTTATCGCCGATACTCCAGCCAACAAGACGCCAAATGAAATTTCAAATCCAGCGACTGGCTGGGCTGCGACTACTGCTCGTCAGCGTTCAGTTCATGTGGCGTACTACTATCCATGGGGTCTTGCATCCAACTTGGATGGTAAAGATGTTGTGGTTGCACCTTCTGGTATTGCACTACGCACATATGCATTTAGCGACAATACGTCGTACCTCTGGTTTGCTCCTGCTGGTTTGCGTCGTGGTATTATTACTGGCGTATCTAACCTCGGTTATGTTTCGGGGCAACTTGGCGGTCCAACTGACTTTGTTACCACGGCTCTAAACCAGGGTCAGCGTGATGCTCTATACGACACCAACAATGCGGCAGGCAATATTAACCCATTAGTATTCTTCCCAGGTAATGGTTTTGTTGTTTGGGGTCAGAAAACTTCTGCATCGGCAGCAAGCGCAATGGATCGTGTAAACGTTTCCCGACTGATCAAATACATCAAACGTCAGCTACGTCGTAATACTCTGAGCTTTGTTTTTGAACCAAACGATCAGTTAACTCGCGACAACTTGAAAGCGGTTGTAGATAACTTCTTGGGCGATCTGGTTGTTAAACGCGGTTTGTATGACTTCGCAACGGTGTGCGACGAATCGAACAATACGCCGGATCGGGTTGACCGCAACGAGATGTATATTGACGTGGCGCTGAAGCCTGTCAAGGCTGCTGAATTCATTTACATCCCAATTCGAATCCTCTCCACTGGAGCAGAATTTACGTTCTAATTGGGTATTGTAGAGAAACAGGATAAATAGCGGAAACAACTAAAGGAAACTAGAACATGGCTACAATTAACGATATCGGCATTCCAGGAATTGGCACAGGTATCCTTCAGCCTAAGCTGAAAAACCTGTGGCGCGTCACATTCGCTAACCTCGGTGGCGGTGCTGATTCGCAGCCACTAAGCCTACAGGCAGTCAACGTTACGCGACCGTCGTTGTCGTTCGAAGAAGTCGAACTACATCGTTATAACTCTCGCGCATTCGTTGCCGGTAAACATTTGTTCGAGCCCATGACGATTACCTTCGAAGATGATGTCACTGGCACGGCGACTCGCGTGATTCAGGAACAACTGCAAAAACAACAGTGGTTGGTTGGTGCTGAAGGTCCGTGGCTGGGCAAGGGTGAGGAAGGCTCTCTGTACAAATTCGTTACATACCTAGACCTGATGGACGGTAAAGAGCAAGTCGTTGAGAAATGGACTGTTGAGGGCTGCTTCTTCCAGGCGGTGGATTACACTGATTTGGACTACAGTGACAGCTCGCAGGTACAGATCACTTGCACAATCCGATACGATCACGCACGTCAGGATCAGACCAACGGGTATGATGCCGGTGAAGGCATCGCGACAGGTGGTGCAGGTAAGATTACTGGCTAATTAGTTTAGCAAGGAGGCCGCCACGGACGGCCACAGCACGGAAGCTGTTTGGGGGTGATGGAGGAATCTGTCACCCCCCTTTTAATGCTGGTTACCTTCTTATAAATATCTCCATGGCTAATGACCCTAGAAGTTTCACTGTAAAATCATGCCCGATACAAAATCAAGCATCGGCAAATCAGTCCGCTCGTAAAAAGAGCTTCTTGGACAATATTCTTAAAGTTGGTGACCTTGAACTTCTCAACGACGTCGGATTTGGCAAAGTTGGAGAAGGTCTTCGAGTATTGGCGTCAGTGTCGGATGCTATTCGTACTGGCAAAGGTGTTGTCCCTGGCAGGGAAGGAACCGACACATATAATTCAACGCTCGGTAAAATCGTAGGAACTGCTGCAGATGCTGTTAGTGATGGAACCAATGCCGTACTTGATGCCGTCGGTCTTGGCGGAGTAGCAGAATCTGTTGGTAACTTAAATCCTGAAGTTGCTAACCGAGCATACGGACAAGCTCAAGCGATCTTTGAGCGAGTAAAACAGGGTAACTTTGAGCTTTCGGATATTCCGGGCGTCTTCCAGGATCTTCAAAATCTCGAAACGCTGAGTAGAAATATATTTGGTCAAGGCGGAACAACAGCTCCCGTTCGAGAGCTGTGTGGCGCTACTCCTTATGCTCGCGATTTGATTGCGTATGCACCAAAGTTCAAATTTCTATTCATAGTTGAAGTTAAGTTTGCACCCGCATATGCAAACTGGGCTCAGATTGGTAGTGAGATGGCGTTTGTTGTTAAGACGAGTACGCGTCCGCGGTTTGATGTGGAGTATGAAGATATAAACATGTACAACTTCAGAACGCGAGTAGCTAAACGCGTTGAATATCCAGCAATGACAATGTCTTTCTACGATGATAATAAGAACGCTGCTCACAGTTTTTATACCGCCTACCTACGTGCCATGAGTCCAATTGCAAACATCAAAACGGACCACCCACAAAGTGGTGATTATGAACAGTCGGGCATGAATTTTAATCGGCCTGCATCGGCTGCTACGTTTAGTAGCACCGCCCCTTCAACATCCGGACATAGTGCGTCGTTGGGTGCTTTAGTGGGAAGCACCACAAGCATCGTTCGAGAAATTACCCTTCATCATGTTTTTGATTACGGGAACAAGATGAACTCGTATCATTTCTACAATCCTCGGATTACCTCTTTTTCTCCTAGTGACTTATCACAGTTAGAGACTGGTGATGGAACAGAGTTTGAATTCGAGTTCATGTATGATGGGTTATACATCGACCACAATTACAATTTAGAAGCAGATACAAACAGGCTAAAGAACCTAACAGATAACTTTGGCATGCGACCTATCAATCCGGTGTATGCTGCTTCTGACGGCGGCCCATCTCTTGCGGACACTGCTAATGGCATTCCACCAGCCCAGTCACAGGAAGATAACGCCCCAACGTCTAATTTTGTAGGGGATGTTAGTGCTGCTGTTGGTGGAATTACAGACGCATTTGGGAATGTGATTGGTGGTGTCACTGACGCAGCCACAGGTTTAATTAATGGGGTAACAGGACAAATTGGTAGCACGATACCTACCGACGCACGTCCATTTGGTTCAGACATTAGCAGCGCCCGTAATGTTATATATGGAGCAGTTGATGGAGCAACAGGTGGAGCATCAAACGGAAATTTCACCTCGGGGCTAACAGGTGCAATGAACCAGAACATGTCCGCCGCCCAACGAGCATTGGGTGGCACGGGCACGACCGCCAGCAATGCATTGTTGGACAGCTCTTTCAATCAATCTTCGTTCGTTTCATAATGGCTCGATCATATCGCCAGGGATATTTCACTCCCAAGAACCCACAAAAGTACAAGGGAGACCCCACGAAGATTCGATTCATGTCTTCGTGGGAATTGAAAGCTCATCAGTTTCTTGACGGCAATCCCAACATTCTAGAGTGGAGTAGCGAAGAAATTGCGATTCCGTACATCAAGCCAACCACCGGACGAGTACATCGATATTTCCCCGACTATTGGGTTAAGTATAAAAATAAACACGGAGACGTTGTAGAAGAAATCTGGGAGGTAAAGCCAGAAAATCAAACGAAAACCCCTTCGCGTAGGGGCAAGCGAAAAAAACAGCAGTTGTTTGAAAACATCACTTATGCCGTCAATTTAGCTAAATGGCAAGCCGCTAAGGCGTTTTGTGATAAACACGGTTATATTTTTCGAATCGTTACAGAGAACCATTTATTCAAGTGACCACCTCAACACCCCCTCGAAAGAGCAGGATAAATATTATTAAACACGCGGTAGGGTGAAGTTATGAGTGATCAAGATTTACCAGAAGACTACAAGTTAATCAACCATCCCATGGAAGGTGTATTGGACTTAGATCCAGGCACTACCCAGGTCCCAGCGCCCATTCAGCGCAGCACCGAACTCGTTGTCGCCGACGATTACGACAACAAAGATAAAGAAATTGAAGAACAGTTTCAGGAAGTTTATGATGCTGCAATGGACGCTTATGAACAACAGG